AGATGCCAAGCCATTAGCAAACAAGCCTCTTCTTTTAGCACCTGTTCCGCTTGCTCTTCTTAACCTTGATATTTGGCTCTGCGTAATGTAAGTCATGGTAAAATATTAATTAGGAGAATACCTAAGCATTCTCCTAATGTTTAAGCAACTGTTAAAGTTAATGCAGATGCGTTAAACTTAACTTCATCACCAGATGCAACAGTTTTTGCAGTTGTTAATTGACCAAAGAAAAGTAAATTACCAGCTGTTGAAGCGTCCCATACTGCAACGTGAGTAGCAGATGCTGTAGCTGTAGCACTTGATGTAATAGTAAAAGCAGATGCATTTGTAATAGTACCATTTCCTCCTGTGCCTCTTGTCCATGACCCTGTGCCACTCGCAATAGTAATTCTTGAGTAAAGAGCAGTACCACCAGAGCCTGTGTCTGTTGGATCACCATTATACAACTGCACAAAAGTTGCTGTTGGAGCAGTCATTGATGTGCCTGCAATCCAGTTTGTTATTTGGTCTTCCAAATAATTTGAAAAAGCCGCCATAGTTTATTAGTTTAAATTATTTAAAATTAGTTCTCTCTTTTTGTTTAGTTTGTCTACTCTAAGCACATCGTTCAAATACTCCCTTCCCTCCTTTACTATTGCCTCTCTGTCAAAGTCCTTATTTTTTACTGCCTCCATAACATCGCCAAAGTTCTCGTACTTTATTACACCTGGAATATTATACTCTGGTATGCCCTTTGGCGCAATCGTTACTCCGCCAGCGACTAACATCTCAATGGCAAATATATTACTCTTTGCAAAGTTGAAATCGTTTTTGAGTAACGGAAATAATCCATAGTGACATTGGCTATTATTTAATGTTTCAAAGTAGCCAAAGAGTGAGCTATTCCATTCCTTTGTTTTTACCTTTGGAAACAAGTGAGCCATGATAAAATCTTGTATGCCAAGCATGGCAACATCGCAGCTCTCATCTTCCGCTAACTCATTTATATAACTTGCTATGCTGCCTATGTCATCCAAGTGATGCATTGAACCTCGCCAAATAAATCTTATTTTATCTTCTATCTTAGGCACTGGCATGAATGGCTGTATGATTGGATTCCATCCATTATTTATAACTGTGCTTGCAATGCCTTCGTGATACGGCAGATAATACTTTTGCAAGGCATCGGTAGAATAAATAATATGGTCAGCAAAGCCAAAGCAATCCTCCACCGTTTTACGCATTGCCTCATGGCTTAGTCCAACGTGTGCAGGATTAGTGCGTGTTGTTTCGTGTAGATTATCGTCATGGTCAATTATTATCTTCTTACCCATCCTTTTGCATTCTCTTAGCATTTCAAAGTATGCCATGCCATTAGGAGATTTAGCCACTACTACATCAACATCCATTAAATCATACCACTTTGCCGATTCTATTGCAAGGTATCTTATATCATGCCCCATGTAGGCATAGCAGCCAACCGTGCGGTAAAAGTCGGTAGCAGGAGAGTTGATGTTTGTAAAAATGGCTATTTTCATCGTGTTAGGTTTATTTCTATCCAGTTGCCTGTTTCCTCATTCCATTGGTACATTTTACCATCATTTGGATAAGGTATTGGTGATTGCCAAAGGCAACTATCTTCGTTCAATGTCCAAGATGGGAAAGGTTTAGGAGGGATAAAAGCATCCCTAATGCTATCGTAATAGTAACCTATTCCTGCATAGTTTTTTCTAAATGCCTTACTTTGGTCTTGGCTTGGTGTGTTGTTGTCGGCTTGATAATGAATGCCTCCGCGAGTATTGTAAGAGGTGCGCTTACATATTTTATTAGTAAAATTACCGTACCAAATCTCCCAACTTTCAGATGAACCTCCAACCATTACACCATTATCATTTTGGTATATACCTTCATCAACACCAGATATAACTGACGTTACAATATTATTTTCATTAAGAAATGCGTAATATGCCATATTATTTTAACTAAATGATATATTTCCCGTGCCATTAGTTATTACCTTATAACTATAACTTCCATCAGTTCCTGTTGCATCAGCAGTTAATCCCGCTCCAACCGTAATAGTTGCGCTTGATGTTAACCATCTTACTATTACAACGCCTCTACCTCCATCTCCTCCATTTCCTGGAGAATTATTTCCACCGCCTCCACCGCCACCAAAATTAATAGTACCGTTTGAACCAGCTCCAGTTTTTGAGCCATTACCACCGCCACCAGTACCACCATCTCCAGCTGTTCCACCACTCCATGAACCACCACCACCGCCACCACCACGAGTTATTGCACTTCCAGTTATAGATGATGATTTACCGTTTCCACCATTACCAGAAACTAAACCATTATTTGCTGCGCCTCCGTTATTTGCACCGCCACCTCCACAAGAAGCGTCATCATTAGCACCTCCTGTCCATGTGCCACCATTATTTCCTTCTGAAGGTGAGTAATTTCCTTGATTGCCTAATCCGCCATTTGCCGTTCCACCACCAGTATTATTTGCTGCTCCACCGCCACTACCACCATTTGCTCCTGATTTATTTGTTGTCCTTGAACCACCACCACCACCACCAGTTGATGTATTTATTAAAATAGAATCAGAACCTTTACCTCCTTGTGCATCGGTACTTGCGCCTGTACCTCCACCACCAACTGTTACTGAATAATTTTGATTTTTATTTAATGTTTGACTAACAAATTCTCTATATCCACCAGCACCACCTCCACCACCAATATTTCTTCCCCCACCACCACCACCAGCAACTACAAGGTAATCAACCGATACAGTTGCCGCAGCCGCAGTAACATCAGCCGTCACCGTTGCCGCTCCAGTTACGCTTGCCGCCAAGGTTGCCGTTCTTAAAAGACTTGCATCTGTCACAGAACCAGAAGCCATTAATGATGATACAAATGTAACTCCGATACCTGCCTCAACGCTTGTCTGTGCTGTTGCAGTCATTTCTGCAGAGATAATCCTTGTTATCTGTGCGTCAACCGTTGTTTCAGCCGTTGCATTTAACTCGGCATTGACTGTATAGGATAATGTAGCATCTGCCGTAGTGTTAGCCGTAGCATTTGCAGCTGCGTTTACTGGTATGGTTAACTGTGCTGTACTTTGTGTGTTAGCTGTAGCCGTTGCACTTGCCTCAATCACTTTGGTAAGCGTAGCGTTTAATTCTGTCGTTGCGCTTGTGCTTGAACTACTTTCTAATGTAACTGTGCGCTTAATTTCAGCCGCAACTGTGCCTAATGCAGTCAATGAGGCATCCACACTAACCAAACCTTGTGTAACAACATCAACATCAGCCAATGTCGTAGCATTGGCATTTAATGTACTTATTAAAGTTTTGATCACTAAAGCATCGCTTACTAAAGTAGCATTTGCATTTAGTGTACTATCTATATTTATAACTTTTGTCACCGCAGCAGCTAAAGTGCCGTTTGCGCTAACATCGCTATTAATTGGTATCACTTTTGTAGCATCAGCAGAAACATTGCCAGATGCAGAGAGAGAAGCCGCCACCAAGACTTGACCTTGTTGGGTAACTGTTAATTCAGCGTTCGTCGTTGCTATGGCATTCATAGCAGCAAGTACATTGTGTATCACTTTAATATTAGATGATACACTGGCATTGGCTGTAAGAATGGCAGCAACAGAAACACCGGTAAGTATATAGGAATCGTAAAACTCGCCTTGAAAACTTATAAATCTTCGATCGTGACTTACCTTTATATTTCTTACTTGATATAACTTCTCATTCCAAATAATACGACTTTCTTCGTCTATGCCTGTAGTATATCTTATAGTAAAGTCGCTTATATTTTTAGCAGTATTCTTACCATCTATTACCATTTCATTGGATGGAGGTAACTTGCTTTCGGCATTCGCCCAAACGGTAGTTAAATCTGCCCATGATTCCTGGGCAAAGCCTGTGTCTGATTTTGAACGTGTGACATTTTGGATTGTTATCCTGTCACGCATTCGACCAATAATTTCATTTTTGTTATACTTCATTAGAAATATTGAACGCGATATTGGTCTAATAAATATTGAGATGCCGTAGGTAATTTTCTGACGTAATCTTGCCTATTCTCGTAGGTATCGGCTATCATTAATAAGATAGCTTGTCTTATTTGGAATGGCACACCGCTACTTTCTGTGTCGTATCCAGCCGTGTAAGTAATCGTAACATCGTTTATATTCCCGTAAAGTGTAGGCCATGTTTTTCCGTAAGCAAGAGATAGCCGTGCTGGTTTACTAAATGTGTCAACGACATAGTCTGTCGCTGCAAAGGTTTGCGTAGTATTTTGGCTGTCTGCGTACTGGAAATTAGTAACGGCAATAACTGGAGATACACTAAGGTAAAGAGTTGGATTAGATAACCTATCAAACTTCTCCGTTATTGTTTGTGTAATTAATGCTTGGTTTAAATAACTCTCTGCCACCATCCTGGCACCTTTGATTAAAGTATTTAACATTGAATCTTCGTTTGAATCATCAATCTTTAAATAGCTTTTAACCTCGGCAAGAGTCCAAGGTTCATTCACAGGTGCAGTAGTTACTTTCCAAGCCATTTGATTATATTTTAAAATGGAGGAGTATATTGCAACTCCTCCAAATTAGATCCCTAATGAAATTACAGATTCTTTAGATGCTTGATTGCAGCCGTATTAAGCAATTTGCCATCATACCTTGCATACATTAAGAAACCTATTTCCATTTCGTCCATGAAACGCTCACGCAATGGTACAAGCACATTGTTCGCAACAGCACGGATTATATACTTACTCCAATCTCCAAAGAAAATAATCTTCGCATCAGCAGCCTGTGCAGATGGTAAATCATTGTTCACAAAGAAATTGTAACCTAACAATCTGTCTGGTGTACCTTCTCTAAGAGATGGTTGAAACAAAGTAGTGTTGTTAGTGTCCAAGTTTAACTTTCTAACTGCACTCAAAATCTGGTCATGCATCATAAATGCAGCAGATGGTGAGTTACGGTAAGCAATGTCAACAGAGTGAACAAGCTCAACTAAGTTAGCGGCAGTAAATGCACCGGTAGAAGCAGATTCAACACCGGATGGTGCTACGTCTCTGAATCCTGTTGGTTTACCAGAACCATCACCGGTAGTAAATGCAGTGTTTAACGCTCTACCTAAACGCTCACCTAACATGATTGGTAACTCGCTGTTTAATAAACCAAACTCGTCATTTGCCCATTCAACAGATACTTTAACCAATGTGTTACAAACGTGAGCTGCAAAAGTTTCACGAGTAAATGTCATATCTTGAACAGTTACCGTTCCACCTTCTGTGTGCCAGTTTGCAGATGTACCAGTATCATTTACCTTTGGCCAGTACAAAGTACCTGCTTGAGGAGTAGTAATAATACGGCTAACCTGTAACATTGGGCCGTAGTAAGCCATTGTTCTTTCCAACTCGTTTGAGAATTGGTAAGGAATAACATAACCACCAGCCAAGCCAGTCTCCGCAGTAGTAATCGTTGCAGTACCACGCATTTCACGTAGTAATCCGCGCTCTGTGTTGTTCAACTCTCTCTTTGCAATAGCCTTCATGAATGCAGAGTGATACTCTGGAGACTTAACAATCTCTCTTTTATCAGTTGGCAATGCAGCAAGTGTGTCCTCAATAACACTAACTCCTCTTGTTTCAGAGTTAATTTCATTCCATCTTTCTAAACGAGAAATCTGGTCTGTATAACTTTTAAAAGAACCATCTGCTTTATCCCATTGTGCGGATTCGTCAGCAGACATTAATCTACCTTCGGCTGCGGCTCTTTTTTGTAGG